ATCCCGCTGGCCGACGAGCGCGACGACGTGCCCGTGGCCGACGTCATCGCCGTGCTGTGCTCGATCGAACCCGGCGAGCAGCTCGAGGCGATGCTCGAGCTGCAGATGGGCCGCGCGGCCAAACTCGCGCGCGAGCACTACGGTCCGTGGCTGCAGCTACACGGCGCGCACGATATGGAGGCGATCATGTGCGCGATCGGATTCCTGCAGGGCGTCACCTTCCTGCGCGCGATCACCGACGTGCGCGAGCAGGACGAGTAGCTACGTCTCCGCCGAGAGCTACGCTGCGCGCGTGGCGATCCTCGAGCGAAAGGTCATCCGATGGCGGGCATAGCCGTAGTGGCGGGCATCTTCCCGCCGGGAAGCGTCGTGGTGCTGACGAAGGTGGAGGGCGAGTACGTCATGCGCCCCGAATCCGGCGAAGAGGTCGATCGCCGGCGCGTGGACGAGAACGGCAACGTGGGCTTTGACGGACTCGAGGTCGGCGGCCGCTACTTCGCCTCCGGCTACGTGCTCGGCTTTCCGATCGACGTGCGCTGCTACGGCGTGGACTCAGAAGCGCCGGACTCAGAGCTCGCGCAGGCGCCGATCGGGCCGGAGACGCGCAAGATCGGTACGGCGGAAGTGCCGACGCCCGAACCGCAACCGGCGCCGCCGGTGCTCACGGAAGGCGACGCGCCGATCGAGGTCGGCGTACCGGCGGCGGCGGCGGTAGCGCTGCCGATCGCCGCCGAGGGCGAGCAGGGCGAAGGGCCGCCGGTCGCTGCGCAGCTTCCGGCGCAGCCGGCGGAAGGCGAGCAGGGCGAAGCGCCCGCGGCCGAAGCGCCCGCGGCTCCCGAAGCGCCCGCTGCGCCCGTGACCGAACCGCCCGCCGAACCGCCGGAGGTCGCACCGCCGGCCGAAGGTGAGCAGGCCGAAGAGCCGCCCGTGCAGCCGCCGGTCGCACCCGCGGAACCCGTAGCCGGCGCCGAAGAAACGGCGCCCGCGGTGCCGATCGAGCCGCCGGCGGAAGCCGCTGCGCCGGAAGCGGCGCCGGAAGCCGCGCCCGCGCCGGAAGCGCCGGCGGCAGCTCCGCCGGAAGCGCTGGCGCCGGCCGAACCGACTGCGCCCGCGGAAGCGGCGCCAGAAGCGCCGGCCGCGGAAGCAGCTCCGGCGCCGGAACCGCCCCCCACGGCGGAAGCGCCAGCCACGGAGCCCGCCGTTCCAGCGGAACCGGCGCCGGTAGAGCCGCCAGCAGCGCCGGCCGACGAAGCGGCGCCAGCGCCGGAAGCGCCTGCGCCGGAAGCGCCTGCGCCGGAAGCGGCGCCGGAAGCGCCCGCGGAACCGACTGCACCCGCGCAAGCACCCGCCGAACAGGCACCGCCCGCGGAAGCAGAGGCGCCGGCGTCGCCGCCATCAGAAGCGCCACCGGCGGCGCCGGCCGACGAACAAGCAGCCTCGAGCGAACCGGAAGCGCCGGTGAGCTCAGAAGGGCCGGCGCCGCCGGCCGAACCGCAACCGCCGGCGAGCTAGCCGGAGAAAGGCCCGATCATGCCGAATACGATCGTGGCGACCGTCTCCAAGCGGATCGCCATTGGTGGCACGGACTACCTCTATCTCGGGCGCCTGACGCCGGACACGTCCTATGCGACGGGCGGCGACACCATCGTGAACCCGACCGAAGGCCCGAAACTGCCGGAAAAAATCGACGTCCTGAGTATCGAGGCGTCGAACGGCGGTCACATCGCCGTTTACAACCGCACGGGCACCAACGCCGGCAAGGTGCAGCTCTACGAAGGCGCCGCCGGCGCGCTCAAAGAGGTAGCCGCCGCGGCGAACCTCTCCACGGAGACGTTCGACTTCGCCTGCTACGGCTGCTGAGCGCCGATGACGCCGGCGCTGGATCCTCGCACCGAGGCTCTCCGGCGCCGGCTGCGGTACGACACGCCCTTTTGGGCCGGCGGCGTCACGCGTCTCGCTGACGGCTCATATAGATACCCGCGCGCGGGAGACTTTCAGGGCTGCGTGAAGATCCTCTCCAAGCAGCGCAAGCTGGTCCCGTGCATCGCCCGGCCGTGGCAGCTCGAGCTCGACGCGCAGCTCGAGAAACAGCGCGCGGAAGGCAAGCCCATGCGCTCGATCATCCTCAAGGCGCGGAAGCTGGGCATGAGTACATGGGTGGCCGTGAAGTTCCTGCAAAGGCTGACTCAGATCGAGTATCAGGCGGCGATCGTCACCGCGCAGGACACGAACACGGCCGGCGTCATCTTCGATATGGCGAAGCTGGCGCACGCGCATCTGCCCAACGCCGACGAGCTCGGGCTCGGCTTCAACATTCGCCCGGCGATCGTCGCCTCGAACTTCTCCCCCAACGGGCGCAAGTTCCTGCAATTCGGGGAGCCCAGCCGACAGCTCCGGATGGAGGGCCGCACCGGCGAATCAATGCTCGAGATCGACACCGCCATGAGCCCGGAGGCCGGCCGCGGCTACACGCCGTCGATGCTGCACTTGTCCGAGGTCGCCAGGTGGACCGGCCAGCTCGCCACGCGCAAGATGCTGGCCCAGCTCAACGCCGTGCCGTATGAGCCGGAGACGATCATCGTGCTCGAGAGCACCGCCAACGGCTTGAATCACTTTCACCGCCGTTGGATCAACGCTCGCGACGGCGCCAATGACCCCGACACCGGCGAGACATACGCGCCGCTGTTCGTGCCGTGGTGGCGCGATCCCGCCTGCTCGCTGCGCTTCGACAATGCCGACGCGCGCAAGCGCTTCCTCGAGACGATCGGAGACGAGCGCAAGCTAGGCGAGCTCGTGGCCGACGAGCCCGCGCTGCAGGAGCTCTACGACTTGCAGCCGGAGCAGCTCTATTGGCGACGCATGATGATCCGCACGCAGCACGAGAACAACGTCTCGCTGTTCCGCCAGGAGAACCCCGCGAGCGATGACGAGGCTTTCATCGGCTCGGGTCGAACGGTCTTTAGTGGCGTCCTGATCACGCGCGCCATACAGGCCGCGGAAGATTCACCGGCGCCCGTGCGCGGCACGCTGCGCCCGGATAGTTGGGAGGACAGGCGCAGCCGTGCCGGCACGATCAAGGTTCCCACGTCCGTCGTATGGGTGGCGGAGACTGATATGCGCGCCGGCGAGCACGTGCTGCAGGTGTGGGAGCACCCCCGACCGGCTGGCGAGCCGCCAACACTCCCCACCGGCCCTACCGTTCCCACCGCTGCCTCGCCGGCGCATCTGCTCGAGGCCCAAGCCCGCCGACAGGCCGAAGAGGATCAATTGCTCGCGCAACAGCCGGCCGGCGCCGGCGCCTACGTGCTCGGCGTGGACGTCGCCCAAGGCGAGGCCAACACGTTCAACGCCGGCGACTTCTCCGTGGTCAAGGTGTTCGACCACCATTCCCACGACGAGGTTGCGCTGCACGAGAGCCGCATGGACATACACGAGCTCCCGCTGTGGTGCCTGCTGATCGCGCTCTACTACAACACGGGGCTGCTGGCGATCGAGGCCAACGGGCCGGGCATCGCGGTCGTGGACCCGCTGACCAAGGACTACCGTTACCGCAAGCTGTACCGCCGCAAGCGCATCGACCGGATCCGCAACGTCGAAGAGGATAAGCCGGGATGGGAGACGAACGGCGTCACGAAGCCGGCGATGGAGAGCACGTTTGGGGCGGCGCTGCAGGACGGCACGCACGGCACGCACGACTTGGGCACCGCGCGCCAGCTAACCACCTACGTCATTGACGAACGCGGCCGCCACGGCGCGCTCGAAGGCGAGTACGACGATCGGCTGATGGCGGCGATGATCGCGCATCAGGTAATGGAGCTCGTGCGCCCGCCGCGGCGCGGTCCCAAGCGCAAGCCGCGCACGCCGACCGATCCTCTGACCGGCTACTAGCACGTTGTCGCTGGGCTGCGAGCGACAACGCAGCGGCGCTCCGGGCTGATCGTGCGGCGCGGTCCCAGGCGCAAGGTGCGCGAGCCGACCGATCCGCTGACCGGTTACTGAGAGCCTATTCCTGCTAGGGACCATGCGGCTACTGAATCGGAGTCTGCCGCAGACCCGTAAAGTGTCGGTCTGCGAGCCGGAATAGGCCAGCTCGCAGACCAAGGGAGGCATGATGCCGAAGGTATCGGTCACGCAGGAGCACATCGACCGCGCGAAGCCCAAGGACTCCGGGCATTGCATGATCGCGCTGGCGATCGCGGAGCAGATCCCGAACGCCCGGCGAGTATGGGTCGATCTACAGACGATCCGCTACACGCTGCCGCAGAAGGAAGTCCGCTACACGTACTTCACGCCGCGGATCGCGCAGCTCATGTTGCTCGCGTTCGATCATGGCGGCGAGGTCGTGTTGGGCAACGAAAGAATCCCGCTGCAGCCGTTCGCTTGCGGGCTTGGCCGTGTTGTCGTGGAACACGAAGCTCGCGACACCGGCGAGCGCAAGGATCGCAAGCGCAAGATCGTGCACAAGAAGAGCAAGCAGCACTCGCCCACGCAAAGGGGCGGCAAGCCGCTGCCGCGAGGCGCTGTCGGAGCCGTTGCGCGCCGGAGCTCGCCGCATCCTCACGCGCTCATGGTCGGTCGCCGGCGCGAGTATGGGCTCAAAGCGATGGGCAGGCCGCCGGAGCTCGTCGGTCAGGAGCTCGAGGGCTGATGGGCGACCCGCAGCTTACGCGCTGCAAGGTCTGCGGCCGCGAGCTCACGGCGCGAGGGCTGACCGTGCATCTGCAGCAAGCCCATGCGATGACGCGCGAGTATCACGATCTCTTCTACCCGGAGCCGGCTAAGCCGGAGCCTTGCCCGTACGAGCGGGAAGAGATCGCGGACTGAATCAGTCAGGCCGCACCGCCGGGGCGCTCTCTATGCTCCCCGGCGGTGCCCACGACTCCGACTCCGAATCTCGGCCACGTCGTCCTGTACCGCTCGAGGACCGGCGACTACGACGTGCCGGCCATCATCGCCGCCACGCAAGCGTCGCTGCATATCCCCAACGTGCAGGCCGGCTACGTGCCGCCGCTGAGCTCCGCGCGCCACGTGCACCTTGTCTGTCTGACGCCGGGCACGCCGGGCAAGCGCGGCGAAGCCAGCGACTTC